GCATTCAAGGGGTCGTGGGTTCGAATCCCTCTACCTCCACCAAATTTAGGAAGTTAAATGGAAATTATTTGGCACATTTTGTTAACCGTATGTTTGGGTTCGACTTGTATCGAACAAGACGTTCAACGGTTTGACACTAAAGCAGAATGTGATCAAATGCTACAGGTTTACATAGATATCCCGGCAGACGGTGATTGGGATACAGTGCAATATGAATGTAAACCAGTTGGTTCAACTTCTACTTAGCCCCGGTGGTGGAACGGTAGACACGCTGGTCTTAGGAACCAGTGCTGAGAGGCGTGAGAGTTCGAATCTCTCCTGGGGCACCATAAATTTGTAGATAGATCCGTATATGAATTAATTGTCTAAAATAGATTGACTTTTAGCACAAAAGACGTATAATGTTATTATGATTGATAGTATTTTATTCTTAGGTATTCAAATGAACTGCACTAGAGATGCCGTTGCGAATGCAAAAAGGATTAGTCGAGCACTTGATGAAAATCCTAGTGCTGATTATGCCATTACACCAGAATGTGCATTAACAGGTTATACTAAAGATTGGAATAGTAATTTTGATGACGCTTTAAGTATTGTAAAAGATGCTTGTAAAAAAAATAAGACTTCGATATTTTTAGGATCAATTGCTCATTTTGATTTACCTCAGCCAGAAAATACCTGCATTGTAATCAATTCAAAAGGAGAGGTTGTTGACCGAACTAGTAAAGTGCTTTTAATTCCATATGATCACGAAATAGGAATTGGACCTAGTCCTCAACCAAAACTAATTTGTTTACCTGAGCATCCAGAAATAAAGGTTGGCATTATGATATGTAACGATTTTTGGGGGTCTCCTATGATGAATAGTCCTAATGTGCCTACTGTATTAGCGTCAATGGGTGCAAACATTTTTATACACTGTACAAACGGTGATAGAAATATAGGAAAAACACACGATAAAGTATACTGGGATTGGCACACAGCATGGTTACAAATGATGAGTAGGTATCATATGCTTCCAGTTATAAGTGTAGATAATGCCTGTTCACTTAATGGTGATCTATATAATGGTCAAACAAGTAGTCCTAGTGGAGCATGGATTTTAGGAAGACCTGTATTAGAAGATTTACCTCACACTGGAGAAGTGGATTTCTTAGTAGAAATAGATTACAGACATATTATGTGTGATCCTTACCAAAATCCGTTTATTAATTCACAGCTAGAAATATAATCTATCCAAAATAGGTTGACATTATAGGATTAATTTGCTATATTGTAAACATAAGCTAAAAACTTGTAGCTAGAGTTTTTATATAGTGCAAGGAAGAGGCGTTTACCAGAGCGTCGAACTTGGCTGTTTAGGGGTGGTACCCAGGCGTGGTAGTAGAAATACGCTGTGTCACATCGCTCTACCGAGCGGAAACAGGCTCCCTGGTTTCAGAATGGCATCTGCGGCGAGGGGTTGTAGGTATAACCGAGTCCTACCTATTTTGCTTATAATTAAAAAGGCGCTCCGGCGTCTTTTTTCTTGACTAAATACTCTACAATGTTTAAAGCCGTAAAAGAAATAATATGGCATCTTACATGCTCTAATTGCAACAACTGGTTTACATATGCTACTATGGAAGAAAGGTTGTGCATAGATAGATTCTCTTTTCATTGTCCACACTGTGGCAAGCAAGGCGGCGTAAAAAAAGAAGTTGACAAACATAGTAATCAATAGTATATTAAAGGAACAGTTAGCCGGTTCGCTACAGTTGGAGAGGTAGGCTGGTCTCCAAAACCAGTGCGTGAGCTGAGTAGGTTCGAATCCTACAACCGGTGCCATTCTTTTTCTTAAATACGCTATGCTTCATAATTATGGAAAAGAAAAAATTAAGAAAGTACGACAGTCTGTAGACTATGCTGTTTTCTTTGTATTTCCAAAAAATCAGGACATTGATCCAAGGTTTATAAATCTACTTGAATTTCAAATATTCTATATACAGTCGCTAGGTTATCACGCAGATATTGCTTTAAATTATAAAGATGTTATAGCAAAAGCACAAGCACTCGATTGTAAATTATTTGCTTGTCTTCCAATAGATTATTATATAGATTGGAATAAAAAACTGTTGGATTGGATGTTTAGATCATGGTATCATGTTCATACTGCCGCTGGTGATAAAAATTTCTTTTTTGCTAGTTTAGATTATGCAAAAGATAATGAAATAAATGAATATGAATGGAAAATAGATCACAACACTTTAGAATATAGTGATATAATTAGAAAGATTAAACATGGAACAAATTACTATGAAGATTTTGATTTTGAATATGAAAAAGTAATTGACAAAATTAAAAAAAATTTTAAAATAAAAACTTATATTTTACCGTGGCAAGACACTAAAACAAAAAATATTATTAAAAAATTAAAAAACTGTGACATATATCTTTACAGTGATAAAGAAATAGATTATAACTACAAAACAATTAAAAACAAATTTGTTTTAGATCTATATAGTAAAAAATCTATTGAAAATTTTATAAAAGAAATTAAAAAAATAAAACCCACTACATATTTTTATACTGGTACTGAGTTTGTAGATTTTGATAAAGCAATGTTTTACAATACCAGACAACGGTGTGAAATTGCACAAGACGTTTATAAGAAAATAACAACAAATAATTCATCTATATATTTTGGAGGAGTTTTTCCTTGGGGTCCGCAAGATATATTTAAGTATCCTACTTATCATGATTGGATGGGATATAGATGGAATTTAAATAGATTTTAACCAAACTTTAATATCATATTTCATAGCAAATTCTACAGCATCGTCTACATCATTTACAATAGGTTTGCCCTTGATATTAAGGCTTGTATTCAGCAACATTGGACAGCCTGTTTCTGCGTACCAGTGTTCTAACAATCTTCGTATTCCGCTACCATCTTTCGGTACGGTTTGGACTCTGGATGTACCGTCGGCATGGGTGATGGCAGGATACAGGTCTGGATTTTTGCAACGGGCGGTAAACTGCATATAACTATTGGCAGGTCCTTCGAAATTTTCGTGGTAATGTTCTGCGAGCACTGCGGGGGCGAAAGGACGGAATTGTTGTCGCTTTTTAATGTCGTTGACTCTGCGTTTAATATCCTCACCTCGTGGATCAGCAAGTAAACTACGATTGCCAAAAGCCCTAGGGCCAAACTCCGCCCGGCCATTCGCAACACCCACGATTCCCGTTTTCTTGAGTTCGCTGACTGTTTCTTTGACAGGGTATTCTCCTTTTATTTCATATCCTAAATAGGCATGTTTGAATTCCATGTGCATCTTTTTGTGTGCAAGAACTGCACCAATAGCACTTCCACTGTCTCCAGGGTTTGGCATAATCCATGCTTTATCAAAGTATTTTAACAGAATATGATTTGCAGAGCAATTCAAAGCACACCCACCCATGAACACAATATTCTTACTTGTTGTATTTTTACTACACCATTCAACTATATTTTCAAGCACAGTTTCATAAACCCACTGCGTTCCTGCGGCTATGTTAAAGTTGTGATCATCGTTGAGTTCACTACGCCAGGTTCGACAACCTCTATGTAAGTTTTGTTTGAATTTGATTGGTAATTTGATGCTTTCGAAAAAGTCGTGCATGATCTGATGTCTATAATATCTACTGTCACCATAAGCGGCCATGCCCATAAGAATATATTCATCTTCATTAGGTTTAAGTCCTATACGTTGTGTCATAGCACTGTACCACAAACCAATAGAATGGGGATAGTTTTGCGAATATATTTTTGTTAGTTTATCACCGCTGCCTTGCCAAACTGTAATAGTTTCAAATTCTCCTATGCTGTCAATACAAAGTACTACAGCATCATCAAATTGACTTGTGTAGTATCCTCCTGCTACGTGACTCAGATGGTGATCAACAGTTTTGATAGGTGCGTTAATGTTCCATTGTTGTAAATACTTTTTTATATTATTTTCAGCAAGTGTTATGCCTTGACCAGCACGAAACTGACGCCAAGTTTTCTTTAGAGGTTTTTCATACCAAACAATTTCGTCTGGTTCTCCCCATTGACGGGCATAGTCAACAAGTTTTTGATTTAAATGTGCATCATTTTTTATGCCACTGAATCTCTCAGATTGACTGGCAAATTCCAGTCCTTTATTTGTGAATACAGCAAGAGATGCATCGTGACTATTGCCACTAATTCCCCATGTAATCATTTATAGATAAAAGGATCCTTTTTCCTTAGTTGCTTCAGTCTTTTTCTAAATTTGTACCAATCGTAAAATTTTCTAAAAGGCCAAAGTAATATGTCCAAAATTCGTTCCATATTGTATTTAATATCCAAAAAGGTTGACAAACTCCTATTGTGACTGTATAGTATGTATATAATTAATAGTGAGAGGCACAAAATGAGAACACAACCACAAGATATTATTGCTAAACTTGAAGCAGATAATTCACGTTTGGGCAAAGAAGCAATCCTAAAAGAAGCACATGATGAAGGACTTCCAGAGTTCTTTGAAGGTGTTACTATGGCACTTGATCCACTTGTTACATTTGGAGTTAAGCAAGTACCTACAAAGGATGAAGTAATTTCTGCACAAGGTTGTGAATGGAAAATTTTTAAAGAACTTGCAGACAAATTAATTGCACGAGAACTTACAGGCCATGCGGCACGTGATGCTATTAATCTTGTGATGAGTTCTGCAACAGCAGAACAATGGAATGGTTGGTATCGTAGAATTCTTATCAAAGACCTACGTTGTGGTGTAAGTGAAAAGACTGTTAACAAAGTAGTACCAGGTACTGTGCCTGTGTTTACATGTGCTCTTGCTCATGACAGTGCCAAACATGAAAAGAAAATGACTGGCAAGAAGCAGATTGAAATCAAACTTGATGGTGTTCGTGTACTAGCAGTATGTCGTGAAGGTAAAGTAGAATTGTTTAGTCGTAATGGCAAACAGTTTCATAACTTCCCTCATATTATTGCAGAGATTGAACAAGTACTTGCAGAGAAACCTGCACCATATGACTGTGTATTAGACGGTGAAGTAATGAGTGCTAACTTTCAAGACCTTATGAAGCAAGTACATCGTAAAGATAATG